TGGTTTGCACATAGCCCACTTGCCTCATTTGTAAAGGTATTTGCCGCAGGTGTGCTTGGCTGGTTACTTGTAAACGCAGACACACTAGGCATTCACCCGGCATTAACCATTGGTTTAGTGTCGGCATTGCCAATCATCATTAACTGGTTAAACCCAGAGTATGACAATTACGGCAGGGCCAACTTAGATGAAACCGATTAAGTCAGGCATTGTTTCATTTCCCTATGGGGCTAAGTACAAATCAGGTGGCATTCATAAAGGCATTGACTACCGCGCAGTAATAGGGACACCAGTTGTAGCAGCTGTGCCGGGTGTAGTCGTACACGCTGGCAAGCACATCTACAAAAAGGGCTGGGGCTGGGCCTTTGGTATTCATGTCATTGTAGACAATGATGCCTTTCCAGACGGCACATCAGGCCTGTGGGCAGGTTATTGCCACCTCAATGGAGTAAATGTAGCAGTTGGCCAACGTGTTCGGCAGGGGCAGTTACTAGGCACATCAGGCAACACTGGCCGATCCACTGGCCCACACCTACACTTCCAAATTCTTGCCAGCCGTACTTGGAATCCAACTAAGTTTAGAAACCCTGAAAAGTGGATCAAAGCATGAGCCAATACATAAGCCGTAAATCAGATGCCAACAGCCGTATTCCTACACAGTCTTTACGAGCTGAAGTGTGGGCCACATTAGAGGTAGATGGCCTTTACTCTGTCATTCCAAATGCTGACTCAAGCACTGGGGCATTGTTTGCTACATACCTAAACATCAAAACACCTAAAATCGGTGGGGCAACTGAACTTACAATCAAATGGGTACGCGATCCCAAAGGCATAAATGATGCAACGGGCTATCAGACAATTGCCTTAAAAAAAGGTGGGACTACCTTTGTAAAGGATGTATGGCTATTCCAATCTAAGAAAGGCCAGCCAGTGGCCTTGCAACTTAAAGCCAATGGCAAGGCCACAATAACTACAAGGGAAATAAAGTTGGCAATCTCATGAGTAGCCTGATCACTGCCGGGCAACTGGCAGCTGCGCTTATTGCGATCCTTACCCTCGTAGGAATGCTGGTCAAATGGGGCATAGTTAAACCCATAAAGGCCTACATAGACACCATGACTTATGCCATTCAGCCTTATGCCAATGGCGGAAAATCCTTGCCAGACTTGATAAATAAGGTCGATGCACTACATCTAGTGGTCAGAGAACACATAAACACAAGTCACAACACGCCTGTTTTCTCAAAGTGCTTGTGCGAGTCCTGCACTTCGTGCTAAAACTATTCATGTAAGCGCCAAGGCTTACAACTAAGAATAGGAAATCAGGGCATGACAATAGTAATTGTTTTATACGCAGTAGTTTTATTTGGCTTAGGTGTATTCACAGGCATCTACATTGAGGCACAACACAGGCTAAGACTTAGAGCCAAATTTCGTGCGATGCATGGGCCAACCATTGAGGAATCAATGTGGAAAGACGGCTGGAGAATCTAATGGCATTCGACATAACTAATTATGTTACAGCTGCCGAAAGAGTTGCCATGTTCTATGAAAAGTTTCCTAACGGAACAATTCAATTCGAGTACATGGGTGTGATGGATGGCGATCCTACAAAGATGTGGGGAGTAGCCAGAGCATACCGAACACCAGAGGATTCATTGCCGGGCATTGGCACAGCATCAGAATTTATCATCGGCAAAACTCCTTACACATTTGGGTCAGAGCTTCAAAACCTTGAAACAAGCTGCTGGTCAAGAGCCGTTGCAAGCCTAAACATTGGTACTTCTAAAGGCATAAGCAGTAAAGAGGAAGTTGCGACAAGCAGACAGAATCAAGCACCCGGACCTGCTAAGCCAAGGCAGGTGGTGCAGGAGCCACCCAGCGACACCATGGAAGCCGATCCATGGCTATCTATACAACCCATGGATGAGGGCATAGGCACTGATGAGGATGAGACATTGGTGCCTATGTGCCTCCATGGTGCAATGAATCGCCGCAGTGGTATTTCTAAAAAGACAGGTAAGCCATACGCTGGCTACTTCTGTGATGGTGAGCCACAGTGTGATCCAAAGTTTGATCGCTCATGAAATCATTAGATTTTGATAATTGGGATCGTGGTTATTTTGATGGATTACAAACTGCTTTAGAGGCTATTGATGAGCAACTGGACGGTTTATGGCGAAGCGAACACATGGAGATTTTACAACAAGGTTTGTTTGTAGCACATACCGAAATAAATGGATTGCTTGATGATATGGCAAAACAAAAGGCCAATCATGAATCCTGAACACAGCAAGCATTGTCATTGTGTATGCACTGACTTGTGGGAATTACAGGCAGCTATTGAGGAGGCTAGAGCCATACACATACGCAAAGATCCAAGTGATAAGAATTGCCTAGTTTGTGGCACAACGAGCGAGAACTGTGACAATTGCAAGTTCTTAAAAGACTGCATTGTGTGTGGCGAGGAATGGCCTTGTGACACTTTCATAGCATTGGACTACATGGCATGAGTAAATGGGAGCTTGAATTTCATACAACCTTAATGACTTTATTAAGGCTTACAAGGAATCTAAGAAGCATGGACTGTGAGCATTGTGCTGACCTACTAACACAGGCTTACAGGTGCATGGCAAGTGAAACACAAGACATTAGGGATAGGGCTAATGATGGACAATAAAGATGAATTGTTTATTTCAATACTTAAGAAACTTTACGGGGCTTATGATGCCTCACACTATTTTGCTGAGAGCTGCGAAGTGTGCCATGAGACATTATCGCCGTTTGACATTGGTGTAGACCCATACACAGACACGCGCACATGGATGACTAAGTGTTGTGGAGTAGTTAACACTTATAATCAGAAACTCTCACCACAAATTTAAAAACTAGCCAGTAGTTGGAGTGGTTCTTGATCCCTCGTCCGGACTACTGGCTAGTACACACATTGTAATCGCAAGACCGACAAAATGTCTAGGCAAGACTTAAACTGCTGGCTGCCTTATCAGCTGCTAAACCTCCGTCAGATGGAGTGTCTCGGCATGCCTGATAATCATGCACAATGCAGAAATGCGAGCCTGAATACTAGTAATGAAACCGAACTGCCTCATTACATAACAAATTGGTAACAGGCAAATGGCGCAGTTGGCTTATTTGTAGTGGATAAGTCCCTTTACAAGCGAAACTTATACGGTGACGGGTGTGGATGGCTCGCTAAGAGCCATTCCTGCTCACTTACCGGTTCTGGGTGTGAATCCATCTTAAAATAAATACATGGAATCAAGAAGTGATAAATGGGTTCAGGTTAGACAATCTGAATTACTTAAATATGTCAATGGAGTAGAGATGTTAAGTAAAGACCATACACATTTACAGCAAGATTTCAATGATGCAAAACAAATAGCAGGCATGATTGATAAGACTTGGAAAGAAAGACTTGATCAATTAATGGACGTAATTATAGACATGCATCCATCAACCAATGTGCATTACCGTAACGGCATGATGGCTGCTTACAACATAATGCAGGGCATAGAGGATTAATCATGCTTGACGTTAATACAGCCAAAGGCCAAGAATCATTAGAACACGAGCTTAGAGCAGTCCAGTTATGGCAGCACCATTATCCGGATTACACCTACATACACACGCCAAAGAATGGCCCAGCCTTAGTTGATGCAGTCATTGGTGATAACGATACAAACGTAGTAGCCGTAGTAGAGCAGAAGTCCCGGAACATGAGCCTTGAGCAGCTGCAGAAATGGGACATGGAATGGTTAGTCACATTCGCCAAGATTGAGGCAGGCCGTATTACAGCACATGCATTGGGTGTACCATTTGTCGGATTCCTGTATTTGATTCCTGATGATCTACTTATTACCAAGCAACTGGCCAACAATAAGGGCGAATGGACATGTGACTTTCGTAAAGACTTTACAGAAACACAGGAAACAATCAATGGTGGCAAAATAGTCAGAGAGAATGCCTACATTGATCTAACAGAGGCAAAACACATAAGGCAGAACTAATGACAATACTTGCAGGGCTAACACATGGTGGGAAAGTTTACTTAGGGGCTGACCGGGCTATGTCAGACAGTAATTTTATTAGTCCATTAGCAAGGCCCAAGATACGCAAGGTAGGACCGTATCTCATTGGGTACAGTGGCTCATTGGGTACAGGACAATTAACAACATTTGCTACATACCCAGATGTAAATACAACAAACTTAGAACAGTGGATGCGTATGTCATTCTGTGGGGCATTACAAAGAGCAGCTGATGAATACAAGATTGACATTAACACTGATGAGAATGGTGCTGATCTACTTGTAGGCATACAGGGCAGACTATTTGAGATAAGCACAGTTGATTGGTCAGTAGGTGAATACAACATGATTGCTACTGGTTCAGGCTTTCCATTCGCTATGGGATCATTACATACAACAAGACATACTGATGATCCACAATGGCGCATCAGAGAAGCTGTGGGTGCGGCTATCAAGTACAGCCCATCATGCGTAGGGCCTATAGATGTATTGGTCGCATGAGTAAGGCACATGCCAGAGGCACAGACACACAGTGGCGTAACCTACGCAAGGCCTGCTTCCAAGTGTGGGGCAAGACCTGCATGTTCTGTGGTGACCGGGCTACCGAGGTAGACCACATCATCGAAGTAGCCAGAGGTGGGACTAACACCATTGATAACCTGCAACCTTTATGCAAGCCCTGTCACATGGCCAAGACTGTTGCGTTTAACACAGTGCGTCAGAACCCCTCACAAAGCCCTAGAGGCGTTTTTTCTAAGGCGATGCCACCCACAGACTCCCTTGCAGGAATCTCTCCCCAGATGGCTAGATTTGACCCACCAACAACCGAAAGGCCTAAGTCATGACCGTAAAGAAACTAGAACCGCCAGAGGATAAACCAATTGAGATCTACCTATCCTTGAATTCTGCATTGTCGGTGGCTAACTGGATCACTTCCACTGATGTAGCTGCCATTACTCTTGCCCGGCGTATGGCCAAGGCACTAGATACGGCATTTGACATGGGCGCTGACATTAAAGACATAACAGCCTTAAGTGGTAAGTTTTTAATTGTGTTGCAGCAGCTGCACCTAACCGTAGAAACACGTACTGCCAGTAAACAAGAGGATAATGATGGAACAGCCTATGTCGGAGATTTCCTACGGCTTGTCAAAACCAAGAATACAAAGCCCGCCACTAAAACTGCCCAGCGCAGGCCCGCTAGTAAGCCAGTTAGCGGATGAGTTAGGTGTTCCATTACTGCCTTGGCAATCACATGTCTTAGATGATGCCTTAAAGGTAAATCCAGATGGCACATGGGCAAGATCCCAAGTAGGGGTTCTCGTAGCTCGACAGAATGGCAAGACTCACATGATGCGAATGAGAATGCTGGCTGGCCTATTTATCTTTGGTGAAAAAAGCATTATTGCCATGTCACAGACACGCCAACTATCACTAGATACTTTCAAGCAAACAGTAGACATGGCAGAAAGCCTTGACTGGATGCGTAAACGGATTAAGAGAGTATCCCGGACAAACGGCCAAGAGGAAATTGAGGTTTACTGCCACCATTACCCCAAGTCATGTAGCGGTAAATGTGAGCGCCTACGAAAGTACGCGATTAGAGCTGCAACCAGTGAGGGCCCACGTGGCTCAACTGCTGACCTGCTTTATGTAGATGAACTCCGAGAGATTGATGAATCAACTTGGGCAGCTGTAACGCCGATTACCCGAGCCAGACCCAATGCTCAAGTGTTTTGGACATCGAATGCTGGCGATCTAAACAGCAATGTCTTAAATGAACAAAGGCGTAGGGCCTTGACCTTTGAATCCAGCCGAATGGGTTACTACGAGTACAGCGCACCTGCCGGATCAGATGTAAATGATGAAAAGGCTTGGGCAATGGCTAACCCTGCAATGGGCTACACAATTACAAAAGAAAACATTAAGGATGCCTCAATCTTTGATACAAAAGATGCCTTTAAGACAGAGACTTTATGTATGTGGGTAGATGCCATTGATTCACCATGGCCAATGGACATGTGGAATGCTGGCGAGACTGATGTGGCACTAGAGGATGAACTGCCAACATGGATGGCTATAGACCTAAACTTCAACCGAGAAATTGCATGCCTAGTTACTATTCAAGAGCGGCCAGAGGGCTTGGCAGTATTCCTGCATGAATGGAAGCGAGATGGTGGCATAAATGACTTGGAACTTACAGGCGAAATAGCACAACTGGCTCGTAGATACAGACCTAGAAAACTTGCCTATGATCCAAACACTGCTGGCTACATTGCGCCAAGGCTGGCTCAAGCTGGGGTTGCTACCGAGCCAACACCATGGGCCAGTGCTGGCTTTGCTATTAGTTGCGATCAAACACTCAATGCAATGCAGTCTGGCAAGTTTATTCATCCCGGACAACCGACATTACATAGTCACTTAGTCTCATGTGCCAGAAGGCCAGCATCAGATGGTGGATGGCGTATTGCTCGTAGAGCTGCTCAAGTACCAATTACAGCTGCCGTTGCATTAGTTATGGCAGCGGGTCATGCTTGTGCGCCACAACAGACTGTGACTATCATTAGTGCTTAAGGTCTACTTGGCAGTACCCCATGTGCGGGTTAGTCACTCCTATCACTAACCCGCACATTTCCCGACACGCTATACAGATGCTTGAATGTCACACATTTATGAGATAATGCAGTATGGGACTTATTGATTTCTTATTGGGTACGACTCCAGAAAAATCAGATGTGCAAGCCAAGGCAAATTTGGCCATACCTTACTACCAAGACAATTTCAGCCCATTCCAAGCCTTTGGTATTAACCGCGGCGATGCTATGCAAGTACCAGCTGTAGCGAGAGCCAGAAACATTATCTGCGGAACTATTGGTGAATTGGGTTTGCATTCTTACAATGAAGTTACTGGCGCAAAAATTGAGGGCCGACCACTCTTAAAGCAACCTGATCCAGCCTTGCCGCGTTTTATAACTATGTGTTGGACCATTGAAGACGTTTTATTTTTGGGACATGCGTTCTGGCTTGTTTTGGAAGTTAGCCCAGAGGATGGCCGACCTATTGCATGCCGCCGCATTGATCCAACTCGGGTTACTTTTACAACTGATTTACAAACTGATGAAATTCTAAATGGCTTTTACCTAGATGGTAATTTGTGTCCCGCTTATGGTGTTGGATCGCTAATCATGTTTAGTGGTTTAGATGAGGGACTACTAAATCGTGGTGGCCGAACCATTAGAACAGCATTAGAACTTGAAATGGCAGTAAGCCGAATGGCTGCTGAACCAAACCCAACAATGGTTATAAAGAACACTGGCGTAGATTTACCGCCAGAGCAGGTATCAAGCCTATTAGCATCATGGAAACAAGCGCGGCAGCAACGCTCAACCGCCTACTTGTCAGGACCTTTAGATGTAACAACCTTTGGTTATGATGCCGGGCAAATGCAACTTACTGAATCACGCTTAAATACAGCTGCAGAAATTGCCCGACTATGCAACATCCCGGCATGGTACATAAACGCCGAATCAGCCAGCGCTACCTACTCAAATGTTTCACAGGAGAGGCGCAGTTTGGTGGACTTTTCATTGAAGCCGTACATGGCATGTATTTCCGAGAGATTGTCGATGAACGATTTGACTCCTCGTGGCTCGGTTGTGAAGTTTGATCTAGATGATTACCTACGTGGAAACCCACTAGAACAGATCGAAGTCCTAGAAAAAATGCTTGCAGCTGGAATCATAAATGTTGATGAAGCGCGTGAGGAAATGGAATTAGCACCGAGAGGAAATGAAGCAAATGCAACTTAGTTTTGAGGGCCAAGTCTTAGCCGCATCAGTTGAAACCAGAACCATCAGGGGCTTGGTTGTACCGTTTGGCAAAAGCGGAAATACATCGGCTGGTCCAGTGCGTTTTGAGTTTGGCGCATTTGGTGACATTGACCCAAGCGAAATTGTCTTGAACATGGAACACGACAGAACCAGACCCCTAGGCAGAGGCATTGGAGATTCTTTGGAAGTCAGCCCGGCTGGCATTTCAATGGCCTTTAAGATTGCACCTACTGGTGCTGGCAATGATGCCCTAGTTGAAGCATCAGAGGGATTGCGCCCGGCATTTAGCATTGAAGCCAATGTCAATGAGTACACCATTGAAAAGGGTGTCATGGTCGTATCATCTGCAAAGCTTGAAGCCGTTGCACATGTAACCAACCCAGCATTTAAGGATGCACAGATTTCTCAGGTCGCAGCTTGCGATCCTGAGGACCAAACCACCGAAGCAGAAACCCCTGCCGAGGATGAACCACAGGAGACAACAGTGGACGAAGTAACAACACCAGTTGCAGATGAAGTAACAGCAGCCGCTGTTGTTCACGCTGCTGCACCAGTGGCTTACACCAAGCCGCGATCACCAATCAAGACCCAAGCACATTTCTTGGAACACTCAATTAAGGCACAACGAGGAAACCACGAATCAGCAGAATGGATTGCACATGCCAAGGCAGAGGATGCAAAGCTTTTAACAGCTGCAGATGATTCCTTTACAACCAATCCAGCATTCAAGCCAATTCAGTACGTATCACAGGTAGTAGATAACCAGATTGGCGCTCGTGGCGCGATTGATGCAATTGGTACACGCGCACTACCTAATGCTGGTATGACTGTATCCATTCCAAAGATCACAACTTCAGGTAGCGTTGCAGAAACAGCAGAAGCTGCTGCACCATCCGAAACCGGAATTGTGTCTGCTTACGTAGATGCAACTGTAAAAGCCTACAAAGGCCTACAGCGTTACAGTGTTGAGCTCTTTGACCGCGCTGATCCGAGCTTCTATGCTGCGATGCTTGAAAACATGCGCAGAGTTTACGCACAGGCAACTGAAGCTGCAGTAATTGCAGAACTAACTGCAGGTGGAACACAGGCAACTGCACAA